CCCTGTATGAGCAGGGCGAGTGCGTGGTCTTCTGGGAGTGGAAGCAGGCTCTGATTCTGGTGCCCGGGGAGAAGGGCTACCGCAAGCAGCAGGCCATCATGGTCTACGACAACGGGCCCAAGCCATCCTCCGCCATCGTCAAGAATTGGGCGGACGGCGTCCGAGACACGAGGATCGGCTGATGGCTAGGAAGAGGCGATCAACCGACATGGCTGAGCAAATCATCTGGTGCCTCATTGACATGGAGCCACGCACATACTTCCAGGGGATTGAGATCGACGAAGAGGACAGGATCAGTCTGCGCAAGGTGCTGAAACTGATCAGGAAACATAACCGCAAGAAGTAGACAAGGAGGAGGAGCCATGACCGATACACAGTGGAGCCGCGCCGATCGCGCGGCGTATGCGCTGCAAGCGCATTTCGGGGAGTCCCACACACCCCCCGGGAGCAAAACCTACGGTGACGAGGGGTCGGTCGAGTTCGACCGGGCAGTCGTGTCACTGCTGGTGGACCTGAAGCACCTGCTGTACCGGGTCGGTGGGGCCAGGTACATGCTCACCGATCTGGCCGAGGAGGCCGTCGATTTGTGGGCCGAGGAAGCTGACACGCTTCCCCTAGGCGGAGACGAGGAGCAATGATGACCAAACAAGCGCAGACACCACCACAACTGGCACTGAAGCCCCTGTTCAACATGCTGGACAGGTGCGACAAGTGTGGGTCACAAGCCTACATGCGTGCCAGGTTGCCATCAGGAAACAACCTCCTGTTCTGCGGCCATCATGGCAACGAGTACCGAGCATCACTGATCGCCGCTGGAGCGGCACTGGAGGAGTCAAGAATCCTCTAGACACACCGCCATAACCATGAGACCATAGTCTAGATTCGATCTAACCTAAACCAACCAAAAGGAGACACACCAAATGACTGAAATGACCGCCACCTTCGACCCGCAGGTACTTGTGGATGCCCTCGAAGAGCACCGTAAAAACATCCAGGAGGGCCAGTTTGAAGCAGATGGCCGGCGATGGCGCCGGTGCGCTCGACCACGCCGTCACGTCCCTCAACCTGCTCGCCGGCACCCTGTTCGGCATCCTCAGTGAGGACAACCGCCGCGAGCTGCGCCAGCTCACTGCTGATACCCACCACGTATCCGCCTACTTCGGGCTGCCCGACGACGTTGACTGGTGCGACGAGTACGACCTCGCCCACGCCTGAACACCAGATGACCACAGGAGCACCCCGTCCGGACGAGCCCGCACTCTGCCCGGCCTGCGGATACTCCGGCCTTATCCTCACCTACACCGGCGACGCCCTCGCGTGCGTCCTCCCGGACTGCAACTACCGCCACGCCATCCCCGAACTGGCGCAACCAAAGGAGAAACCATGACCACTGAAACCAGCACCGAAACCGTGTCCGTAGAGCTGAGCGTCGAGACTGCATACGCGCAGCTCGTGAGCTTCCAGGAGGCTGTCCACGCCTTCAACAAGGCCGATGAAGAGGACGATGCCGACGGCCGGCTCGAAGCCGCCAACGACGCAGTCACCTCCTGCCTGGAACTTATCAACGAGGTCATGCCCCGCGACCTGAGCGACAAGCTCCACGCCCGCCTGGCCGAAGAGCACCCGGATCTGGTCCCGCCGCCTGACGTTGAGGAGATGTCCCTCGAAGACATCATCCGGATGCTCGGTCTGGAAGGTGCCTAGAACCATGAGCGAATCCGAATCCCTAACCATGGCCACAGTCACCGTCTATCTGGAGAAGGTTGCCGAGGGTGTAGCCGATTACTACCTGGTAATGCAGGAGGGGCAGATCGCCGAGATGCTGGGTGACCCCGAGAAAGCCTTCTTGCAGGCCAAGAAGACCATCTCGGCCATGGCTCAGATCCTGGAGGGCATCCTCGGTGTTGACCTTGTGGCGCGGGTCAACGACCTTGCGTTCGGCCAGGCTGTCGCCCAGCTGGACGCTGAGGACGAAGCCCGGTCATGAGCGAACCGTCCCCGCTCCCCCCGCGTGAGTACCACGGGGAGCTGGATGCTGCTCTCTACACGCTTGAGCAGCTCAAGATCACCATCGTGGCCGGCCTGAATGTTGGTAACGGTGACGGGGAATGGGCTGCACTTGTAGAGGCTGGCGATCTGCTTGGCCTGGAGTTCAACGAGGAGGAGGGGGAGTACGAATGAGCAAGGTACGCATTGACTGGGAGGAGGTTGCCGCCTACAGCCAGGTGTTTGAGATCCCGGACTTTGATCCGGGCAACGACTACTACTTCCAGGACAAGTTGACCGAGGCCATCGTCACCGAGGGCGACTTCACCATGGTTGAAGTTAGCGACCGTGAGATCACGGACTGGGCGGTGATCCCCGAATGTTGAGTTTCAACGAAGAGCGCATGAAGCGCATGAAGCCGGTGCTCGACCGGATACCTGAGGAGTGGGGCAAGTATCTGCCCGGTCCTGGCTGGGACCAGATCCTGCTGGATCTGGACGCCAAGCTTTCGGCCATCGACCCCAACTACCTGATCCACCAAGCGAAGGAGAAGTTCGGCGGGCTGCGCTTCTACTACAACGCCCAGGGCACGGCCGCGCATCATGATGCCCTAATGGAAGCCATGGTCGTAAGCGCCGAGTACGCCGCGTCTCTTACCTGCGAGAGCTGCGGCATGGTCGGCGCCAAGGCCAGGCACACCGGCTGGATCAAGACCCTGTGCGACGACTGTGAGGAGGCACGCCGTGGAATTGTATAACGACGAGGTACCAGCCAGCGAAGTGTGGGCTGTCATGACTGAGAACCCAGATATCGGGCAGGTCATCGAGTGGTTCATCACACCCCAGGAATCCAGCGAAGCCTACCGTTTCATCACTGCCTGGTATGACCTCAACAAGGACGATCTGGAGGTGGATACCAAGGTAACCCGCTGGTACGTCGAGCTTCCACGGAGGCGCATGGAGCGCCTTGATGTGGACCTTCACGTCGAGGGCACGCTGACGGAAACGGAGGGCATGATATACGCCTCCCGCCTGGACGTGCATGTGTTTCACGCAAGACAGGAGCAGACCAGCACATAGCAAGGTGGGGCCATGAGCGCTCTAGCCATGGCTCAAACGGTGAGACAAGCACTAGCCCGCCAGGGGACCGGTACCGGTAAGTAAATACACCGGCCCAGTGAGAGACTGTCGAATCAGTCGAAGCCGGTCCCCCCATTTTCAACTCAAAACCAAAACCGATAGGAAGGAGACAGGGAAATGGTAGACATCACCAATCTGGAGTTCTGGGCCGTTCTAACGAACGTGGCAATCGTCGTCACATCACTGATGCTGGCTAAGGTCACGGCCAAGGACGCCCAGCTTCACGACGAGAAGATGGCGGACAAGTCGTCCGAGACCACGCATGACCTGACCGAGATCGTCCATGACGTGCTCGTACAGGAGGGCCGCATCCTTGCTGACGAGGAAGCTTCCCATCCGCCGGCGAACGTTGAGCCCATCAGGGCGGTGAAGTAGTGAGCCGCACTGTCTATTTTGAAGTGGAGCTTGAGGGTGAGGCGTCCGACGAGGATGCGGCCTTCGCGGCCGGTGTGGGCACCGCTCACCTTGAGATGGCCCTCCGGGAGATCGAACAGCTCAGGATCAAAGAGGTCCGCACGGATTACTAGAGGAAGGAGAGAACATGGAACAGCCCAAACGGCTGGCGATCATCGTGGACTGCGATGGCACGCTGGTAGACACCGCGGACATCGTCCACATGGTACTGGCCAAGCCCAAGAAGTATGACCAGTTCCACTATGCATCGGTCTTCTGCCCGCCCCACGACTGGGTGTTGGAGGAGGTGCGTGGGCACTACCTCCAAGGCATAGCGGTCATCATCGTCACGGCACGCAAGGACCGCTGGTGGGAGCTGACAAGCAACTGGCTTGAGGCTCATGAGGTGCCTTACGACGAGCTGCACATGAGGAAGGACGATGACCATCGTCCCGATCGAATCATCAAGGAGGAGATCCTGTTCGAGCTGCGTGAGCGGTTCACAATCATCGGAGCATACGACGACAATCCAAGTGTCGTCGCCCTATGGGAAGAGCATAGGATCCCCGTCACAGTAGTACCCGGTTGGAGTGAATAGATTCACTCCGGACCCTAGCGACCGATCAGAAGGATCTGCCGCAGGTTGGGCAGAATAGAAGGAGAAAAGCATGGGACATGTAACAGCAGCAACAATCGCACGGAGCCGTCACCTGGACAAGGTGACGGACGCCATCAAGTTCTACGACGAGGAAGATAGAATCCACGTCGCGCAGTACGACATGGAGTTCGAGGATGGAATCAAGGTGGCCAATGACGTCACCGCGGAGTTCCTTGCCGACCTCCACCATGTGCTCGATTACCACGGCCAGGACTGGAGCGATCTGATCGCCGTGGCTGAGGCCAAGTACCAGGAGCAGATCCGCGCGGCGGAAGCGGAGACTGTAGCATCTTAGGTATGACAACGACCAGCCGGTGGGCTATTGGCACCTATGAGCTGGTCTTGGACTTCAACCGCTCAGACGATGCCGACATGGTCGCCACCGTCTTTGCAATGCCGGCGGACAACACGCCGGAAGCGGATGAAGATGCGCCCATACTGGCGCAAGCCGGGTTCATATACCCGGAGCTGGGCACCCGGAGGGGTGCCTTCGCCGAGGGCGTGAACGCCATTCTGCCCATCGGCGAGAACGGTCTCCTCCCTGAGGAGATGGAGCGGGAGTTCGGCCCTCAGACGGCCGTTAGAATCCTTCTGCTGCTGTTCCAGGCAGCCGAGGTTGACTTCAATGGCACGGACATCGACGGGGCTCCCTGGCGGGAGCCTTCTACGGAGGCGTTCCGAATCATGGAGCGCGCCCATGACGTGATGACAGTGCTGGGAACCCGCCTTTACCGGATGTAAAAAGCTCCAGGAGAGGGCTACATCCGTTTGATTCCGAGTATTGTTTAGTTACGATCTAAGAAGGAGGTTCAGAAATGCGCCTTGCAAACGTGGACGCGGAGTCATACTCGCGCCCACCAACTGTCAACAAAAACTTCTCCCTTGGGGAGGAGTATGTCCGAGAAGCCATCTGGATGGACGACGAGACGGGCGTCTGTGTGGCAGTAGAGGTGATCGCATACGTCTCTGCCATCAGGGCCCTCCGGCATCTGGACGGGTCCGTGGACCTGTTGGGCCAGTTATCCCGGTTCGATGTCCTTGGCAAGGATGACTTCAGGCAGCCCATAGAGAGGGCGGTGTTCATCTGGCGCCGCAGCCGGCCTGGTCCGGATGGGGGCTGGATCAAGGAGGAGGACATCGACTACTCGAATGAGATCGGTGTCGTCTACCAGGACACCCTCGAGGCTGCCTTGGCCAACGCCAAGCTGTGGCTGGATGGGCTGGACTTCGAGGTGCAGTTCGAGCCTGAGGCCTGGGAGGTGTCGGTCAGTGGATAGCGGTGGCTATCGTGGGCCGGTGGTCGATCTGGTCGATCCATACTCCACCAAGGACACCGCTACAACCACGGCGGAGACCCTGGGTGTGTGGCTTCGGGCCCACCCTGGGAGGTGGGCCATGTTTTCCGAAGGCGAGCATGGCCTCGATGGCAAGCTCATCCTGGCGGCCGGCTTCGAGGTGGCGCAGAGGTCAAAGTCAGCCCGGCCGACCCGGAGGATCTATGCCCGACTGCCACACCCGTTGGGTGAGTCGCTGAGTGAGGCGCTTGCCAGGACGAAAGACGACCTGGGTACCTACCCTGCCGACCTTCCGACCTTCCGGGGACAGGACTCATTCAACTGGACCAAGGAAGAGCTGGAGTTGGCCTGTCGGGCAGCGAGAGAAAAACTGTTCCCCGTCCATGCCGGTGGCGGCTTGGTAAGGAAGAAATGACAGTCCTGATCATGACGGTGAGTGAGCTCCTGCGATGGGCCCACGAGGAGACCCTGATGGCTGATGGCCTGGAGCGGATGCTCAATGACATGCCGGCGGATCTGTACCAGCCAATGAAGGCGCAGATGCAGGCGCACAGGAACCGCTCGCGCTGGCTGGATCAGCAGGTTGCGTATCACCTCGACAGGACCGACGAAGAGAAGGCCGGCCGCGAATGATAACCGCGCGGAAAGAGGTCAGCGAGCTGATTGCGACAGCAGAGGCAGCCGGCTTCGTATTCGAGAGGTACACCGGGAGCGGCCATTACAAGCTGCGGCATAAGGATGGTGGCAGCATCGTCATCCCATCAACTCCCAGCGGATCCCGCTGGAAACAAAACGTACTCGCTGACATCAAGCGAGCAAACAGGAAGGACACACCATGACTGAAACCGCAACACTGATCCAGAGGGGACCGCTCCCCGGCGGGGGCACCAAGGCCGCGGCTCACTATGAGCTGAGCCAGCCTGTCGTATACGGCGGAAGGCTTTACGACCATGTGGTCGTCTCCTCGATTGAGGAGGACAGCGAAGGCCCGCGGTCCACCGTAGCGGTGCCGGCAGATGAGCGTGGCTATGTCTACATGGACAACGCCGTGTTCCTCTACGAATACGAGGGCGAGGAGGAGTCCGGCCACGGTCATGCAGCCGCGCTGGCATTCCTCGGCTACCGGGTGGTGCCGAGAGCAGCATGAAGCTCCCTCACTACATGACCGTCGAAGACGGGCGCATCGTGAAGTTCGAGTGTGGCTGGCTCTACGGAGCCTGCCACTTCTACCCGGAGTGCTCGTGCGAGTCGTGGGGCATTGACCATCTTGGTGACTGTGGCCCAGGCCACGAGCGCGTACATCACAAGGACTGCTGGATGCAGGACTGGTTCGAGGTCCCCGAGGTCTGGTACAGCGGCGAGGACACGGACGATTTCGTCGAGGGTGGCATCCCTGATGGGATGAACCGCTCCGGCGAGATCACCTGGTGTTACGTGGACGAACACATCGAGTGGGAGTTTGTGTGAACAACCCATACAGGAGAGGGAGGGCAGCATGAGCAAGTACATCATCGACCAGCCAGACAAGATCGCATTCCTCAACGAGCTGGGCCACGACGTCGCGCGGGGCGACGTTGAATGGGGTGACGCCTCCGACGAACAGAAAGCCGAGTTCAGCGAGGCCTATGAGATCGTGAAGAACGGCTACGGCGAGTGGTTCCACACTGACGGAGACCTCTACCAGGGCTCGACCCTGATGCGAGTGATTCGCCGCAAGGCTGACGACAGGCTGTTCGGCTTCCCATACTGGGAAGGTGGCGGCAAGTACGGCGAATCGCTGATTGAGGCAAACGGCGACGAGCATGGCTTCCCTGGCAAGTACGACTGGGAGGATGGCGTGGACGAGGATGAGGTTTGGTATGTCTTCCTGCCCGTCGAGTACGTGCCACTCCCCGCTTACAGGCTTGTGTCTGAGCGTGACCGTGACCGACCTTAGCTTCAGCATTCATCCGGTGGAGTTCGCCAATGCGATCTTCAACGCCGTCGAGGTCAGCAAGGACGCCGGAGGGCGTCCGGGCTGCCCGCATGTGCTGATCAGATACGAGGCCGACGAGCTGGACCAGTTCGGCCAGGTCTCTGTTTACGGCATCGGTAGGATCGTCGGCGGCCGGACCACCCTAACCCTGGAGACCCAGGCGCCCGAAGATTGGGTGGAGGTATGCATCTCCAGGGATCGGGCACAGGAGTTGCAGTCCATGCTTAGAAACCTGGGCGGCGGCAAAGCCATCCGTGTCTCGGTGCGGATCTGCGAAGAGGGGGTTGAGTCCGTGGACTTCGACGAAGACGGCGAGCCGGAAGTGGGCTATTACAACCTCATCATCTCCAAGGCTGACGACGAGGCATTCGTGGAGCTGGTCCACTCCGATCCGGATTATGAATGGACGAACCACCTGGCACTCACCGACCAGATCCTGAACACGGCAAAGGGCCCCTTACAGGGCCCTGTCGCCTTCAGCCTGGAGGCCATGGACCGAATCACTGCCCTAAAGGGCCTCGGTACCAAGGTGATGGACCTCGCCGGCACGGAGCGGGATCAGGTGGTGGCTGTGGCTGCCGGCCCAACATTCAGGGGCATCATAGCCACCATCGACCGCGCGCTCTATACCGACGAGGATCATAGAGGTTTCCTTCTTACTCCTTAGGGGGTGTCCATTTGAGCGGCTCGAATGAAGACTTGCGGGGCTGGCGCTGAGGGATCTGCGCTGGCCCCCATTTCTTTTCTTCCGATCCGCCCGGTGGCTTCGTCCCCGCCGCGTCCACAACTGCCTGTAGCGGGGATGAATGCTCCCCGCAAAGGTCGGCTACAGAAGCCACCTCACCACTCGTGAGCGTCCATCTTGTAGTCCCCAGCGCTCCACAAATAATGCAGGTTCCCGGTGCCATTAGGTGCTCGCTCCTCCTCTCCATTGCTCCAACCAGCGATCAGCCTCGCCTATACGAAAACGATACTGCCTGCCAACTCTTACGTGGGGTATGAGTGGGGCGTAATTTCTCACCCACACTTCGGTCTGTCCAAAGTGTGCCGCCAGGTCCTTCACGGACACCCAGGGTTCAGCTTCGATTGTTTTCATGCCATCATTGTACTACTCTTGATGCTTACTAGACAATGAAAGTCACTAGAGGAGGTAAAAATGCCAAAGTCAAGGAACGGGGAGGGGTCCATCCGGACCCGCAAAACCACCGCCGGCACCGTCTACGATGTCCAGCTCACGGTGCGCGACCGCACCACGGGCCTGTCCCGACGTGTCTTCAAGGGGGGCTTCCCAACGGAGAAGTCCGCCCTCGCCTGGCGTGCCAAGACCGTCCAGGAATCCAACGCACGCGGTCTGGTCCGGGACATCCCCATCACGGTCCCGCAGGTTGTCGAGGCCTGGATGAAGGCGACGCCGAAGAAGGCGCCCACCACCCATGCCATGTACGAGCGGACCCTGCGCAACCACATCAGGCCACGCCTGAATGTGCGGGTGTCTTCGCTGACTCCGAAGGTCCTGCAGACCTTCGCCGACGGCACGGCCGGGGCTATCGCCCACCACGGCACCGACGGTTCGGCCACCAATCGGGTGGCCATCACCATGATCCGTGCCGCCCTCCGTTGGGCGGGGCGGTATGACGTTGGCATGATCCCCGTCAACCCCATCCGGGACCTCCCTCTGGACATGCTGGAAGGGCCCCGACGGCGGGACGCCATGTCCTTGGAGGACGCCGTCAAGCTGCTGAAGGCAGCGCGCGGCAAGCCAAGCGAGATCGTCTGGCGTCTGCTCCTGGAGACAGGAGCCCGCCGCGGCGAGATCACTGGCCTGAACTGGTCCGAGATCAACTTCAGAACCGGGGTGGTGACGATCCGCAAGATCGCCAGCCCCGAATCCGGGGGGCTGTACCTATCCAACAGGACCAAGGGCAAGGCGAAGCGCGAAATACCCATCTCTCCGGCCCTCCTTGCCACTCTGAAGGCTCTCAAGGAAGAGCGAGGGGCAAGGACCTCAGATCCGGTGGCCATCGACGCTAAGGGCCTTACAAGGCCGAGCTTCGGTGCCATCCGGTATTGGTGGAAGAAGGACTGTGCGGAGGCCGGCGTCACCGGCCACTCACCGCACTCGCTGAGGCACACCTTTGCCACGACCGCTCTGGAGGCGGGAGTGGACGTGAAGGTCGTGTCTTCGATCCTGGGTCATGCTTCGACGGCTGTCACGTCGGAGATTTACACGCACGTAACAGGGTCCATGCAGCGGGATGCAGTCCTCAAAGTGGCCGGCGAGATCAGCAAGCTCGCAGGCTAGTTGCAAGAAAATGTGCAAACAAACCGTGTCGCTCAACCTTCGATCCGTGTGATCAAAGGGATGTCTCTGACCAGGGCCTCTATATTGATCCTATCCTAACCGGGATGATGGTTCAGCCCTGGATTTTAGGGGACCAGGCAGAAACCGCTTGTTTTCGGTGCGATACGGAGTATTGTTTAGTTTGCAGCGAAGGAAGGGAAAGGGTGCCAGGGGGCGCTAACATCAACCCTCGTTGCAAGAAAGTTGCAAATCAAGCTCGACGTCGCTGGAGGTCTCAGGCAACGCCGACTCGGGCCGACAATCTCCACACGTCTACCTGGTGGTAAAGGTATAGTTCAAGATATACTCATAACCCCTTGAGGTGCAGCAAAGAAAAGGAGGGACACTAAAGTGCCCGCAGTACGAAAGCTTCCCGACAACACCACCCTGAGGCGTTTGCGCTCCCAGGGCTGGACTCTGAAGGACATCGCGGCAACATACGATGTGACCGAAGCGGCAGTCTGGAAGGCCCTGGAAAGGGCCGGCTTCACGGTTCCTCAGAAGACTGTGAACGATGTCATCCCATGGTCTGTCGCCGACCAGCATAAATCGACGGCGATCATGGAGCGGTTTCGTTCCATCGTCAAGCAGCAAAAGGGGTCCTTGCTTCGTTCAAGCGAGGAGCAGCTGTTGAACCGTTGGCTTCATGACCTGACAGCCAACAACGTGGTGGTTGCCTACCACCCGGATGCACCACCGAACGCGGCCTCCAGGAAGGGTGGCTTCTACTACATTGAGAGAACTCCGGATGACGACTGGATTATCCGTCGTCCCATGGACACAGATGTAAAGTAGATTCTCCGATCTACTGCTTGGCATAACTCTAAAAAGAGAAGAGGGGGCAACCATGACATTGGAGGAAGATTCCGATGCTGGCAACGTAGCCGGCCCGCCATCGTGGGCCACGTCTGTTGCGGACGTGACGCTCGAGGACGGCGTTGAAAGACTCGGAAGTGATGTCCAGTTCGCGGTGATTCATGATGAGCCATTCATCACTATCGTGTTCGAGAACGGCATGTTCTGGGGCACGGTAGTGGATGGAACGATGGACAAGCTCGACAGGGCTATGCACATCGCGGCGAGGTACAACCTGAATATTGCCGGCGTGAGAGTCAACGACGGCGACTTCGACCTTTACCTGACGGAGGTACATGACGACGCAGACTGAAGAACGGACGCTGGTCGGGACTGCCGTTCTGGTGGGAACCTATGAAGATGGTTCCCCCGAATGGCACGAAGCCCGGAAGAGTGTGATCGGCGGATCCGAGATCGGATCCATCATGGGAGTCAACAACTTCCAGTCGGGATATGTGCTCTGGTACAAGAAGGCCGGGCTTATCCCGGAGATCAACGAGGAGAACCCACTCTTCGAGTGGGGCCACCGGCTGGAACCGGCCGTGGCCACGAAGTTCGCTGATGAACATCCAGAGTTCAACGTAGCGCGTGCAGGGTCCTTCGTCCACAAGGACAGACCCTGGCACGGCGCGAACCCAGACCGCATCCTATCCCCGACCTACCTCTCCGATGAGGGGGATAGCTACGTTGGGCCGCCGGAGGCGGTGCTGGAGATCAAGACCTCCATGAACGGCTATGGCTGGGAAAACGACATGTGCCCGGTCAAGTACGTCGCCCAGCTCCGTTGGTACCTTGAGTGTTATGGCTTTGACTATGGCTATCTGGCAGTGCTGGCCAACCTTGGCGACTACCGGGAGTTCATGGTCCCGACGGATCCATCCAAGCCGGTCATCTCGATGCAGACCGGAGCCATGGAGTGGTACTCCATCGGCGGCGAGGAAATGCTCGAAGCCGGTCGTGAGTTCTACGAGACCCTGCCCGGGAAGCGGACACGGCCCGGCGAACCGCCGGCACCGGATAGCGGCAAGGACAGCTATGAGCTGATCCGGACGTTCCATCCGGACATCCTGGACACAGAGTTTGAGCTTGAGGAGGAGTTTGTGGCAGAGCTCAGGGCAGCCCAGGCTGCCGAGGCCGCAGCAACGGCCGAGCTGCAGCGCGTAAAGAACGTCCTCATGGAGCGGCTGGGCAAGAACCGCAAGGCCGTGCTCACCGTGGGCGAGACCAAGAAAGTCATCGCCCGGCGGTCCTCCAAAAATGGCGGTAGGCCATACTTGACTTTGCTGTAAAGTGATTGTCTAGTTACGATCGAATTACCCCTTTTATTTTTCTTTCCAACGTTTAGTTCCGATAGTTCAACAGCAGTAACATCCGAAAGGAATTTCACTTTGAGTGAAACCGATGTCGCTCCACTTACCACCACCATCAAGCTCCCGGGCGCCAGTGCCCCATGGATCGTGGTCCGCTCCTCGAACAGCGCCCAGCTGGACGCACAGCTCAACGAGCTGATGCAGAACGGAGTCGGCGCAACCATTGGCCGTGCCCAGGAAATGATCGAGGCCCAGTACAACATGGGCAAGGGCCTGGAGGCCCGCTCCATGACCGTCCCGGCGGATACCGGAGCCTTCCAGCAGCCCTTCCAGCAGCCGCCCGTGGACCCGTCGCGCCAGCAGCAGCTCGCTCCGCAGGCGTACGCGCCCCCACAGCCGCAGTACACCCAGCCTCCGCAGCAGTACCAGCCTGAGGCTCAGGGGGCCGCTCCGGGCGCCCCCATGGTGGCAGGCATGCCGGCCAAGCTCATCAGCGGCCAGAAGAACGGCCGGCAGTGGCAGGCATGGGCGGATCCCCGCCCGAAGGAAGTCACTGAGCACATGCAGCGCACGGATGATCCGAATGATCCTGGGCTCGCGAATGGTACTAAAAGTTTATGGCGCTTCATCAAGTAGGGGAGGAATGGAGGCCGATCCCGTCTCTCGACGGGTGGTATGAGGCCTCCAGCCTCGGCAGGATCCGCAGCTACAAACTCACAGATGACGACGTTTTGTCGGTCATCGCTCTACGAAAGGAGGGCCTGACGATGCAGAGCATCGCGTCAAGGTTCGACTGTTCGAGGCGGCTGGTTGGGATGATTCTCGACGGCACTCGCCGCAGCTATGCCACAGGAGGCATCAAGTAGCCATGGGCACGGACACAACCCTTGACCTGGGCACGGAGGTGCTCGAGTCTCTGGACTTCCCGATCCAGTGCGATCACTCCGCGCACTCCACCAGTCCGCACCACTCGGGCGTGGCTGAGTTTACTGCCCAGGTTACCCACGACTGTCCCGTGCGGCCGCAGCTCTTCGGATCTGTGTATGCCTGCTGCGCAACGCTGGGCCGGCCTGGTCACCTCCCACCAGGACCTGCCCTGGAGATGTCCGCACTGCCGGACCGTGACGGATGGCAGGGACATGGTCATTATCGTGGGGACGCTTCACACCGACTAGGAGGCGCCATCCAGACCCTGAATCAGGCTAGAAGGAAAAACGCCGCCGCCGGAACGCCGATCGAATGCCCGATCAACGGACTCAACGTCAACGAGGTCTTCATGCGTCGGGGGCAGCTCACATTAGTGGCAGCCGCCTCCGGCGTAGGCAAGTCCGCATTAGTGCAGGCGATCCTCCAGCGGGGAAACGACCACGGGGCCAGGAACTCTTCACTCTACTTCTCAGCAGACACCGACGAAACAACCATGTGGATCAGGGCGGGCTGCATTGCCACCGGCTATGACTCCTCGGGCATCGAGCAGATGATCCGGTCAGACAACGTGGCCGGCCTGGAGGCCGAGGTGGCAGCAGCCACCAAGCATATGGCCTTCGTCTACAACACCGCACCATCCGACGAGGATGTCCTCCGCGAAGTGGAGGCCTATTCGGTGAAGTACGGCGTATATCCCGAGGTCATCGTGATTGACAACCTGATGAACCTTTACGCCGGGGAGGGGGAGGAGTTCGCAGCCCTACAAGGGAACTGCGACTTCCTCCACACACTCGCCCGGCAGACCAAAGCAGCAGTGATCGCCTTGCACCACGTCATGGGTGATTACTCCAACGGAGACAAGCCGGTCACAAGGGCCGGGCTCAGGGGAAAGATCGACAAAACCCCGGAGGTGATCCTGTCCCTTCACCGCATCAACACGCAGCTCTACATATGCCCTATCAAAAATCGCAACGGACGCGCGGATCCCCGCGCGGAGTGGCAGATGCCGGTCTTGGTGGATCTGGCTCGTATGAATTTCTCAGGTTAGGAGAACGAGATGGCACGCAGCAGGGCATCGGCCAAGTCGGCCGGCTCTACCTTCGAGCGGCAGATTGCCGACATCCTTGCCCTCCATGTCGATGACCGGATCGACCGCAAGGTCAAGACCGGCGCTCTGGACAAGGGTGACATCGCCAACCTGCGGGTGGGCGGCCAGAAGCTCACCGTGGAGGCAAAGAACTATGGCGGCCAGATCAAGGCCGCCGAATGGGCGGCCGAGGGGGCCGTTGAGCGGGTCAACGACGGCGGGCTGGCATGGGTGGTTATAGCCAAGCGCCGCGGGACCACAGACCCGTTGCGGCAGTGGGTCCTCACCGAAGTCGGTGAACTCATCGCCCTGATCAACGGCAACAGGGCCCACATGGACGTGGAGGAGCCGTGAGTGGCCCCGTCCTCGAGCCTGAGGACGTCTTGGTCATCAATGAGCGCCTTCAACTGGGGGAGATGGGCGCAGTCATAGCCCGCGACTTTGCAGTCGCACAGCAGTCAGTTAGTGCAATCAAAACCGGCAAGACCTGGGGGCGGGTTACCGGCAACGGAAACGCAATGAAGGAAACCAATTGAAGAAAATCATTACCATCCTGTTGACGGCGGTGCTCGCACTGGCCGCAGCCCTGATAGGTTCCCAGCCGGCCTCAGCCGCGCTGGTGCCCGGGACCTTTAGGCCCAGTGCCAGTAACACCGGCATCCCGGTGGGTACGGTGCTGGGATCCCTCGGGGTTCCCTCCAAGCCCTTCGTTATCACGGTGGACGGCACCGTAATCGACGGCATGAACATCTACGGCGACGTCAAAGTCCAAGCCAAGAACGTCACCATCAAGAACAGCTACCTGCATGGTGGGAACTACATCCCCTCAGGGAACAGCGGCGTGGTGGACGCCAACTCCAACCTGGTCTACGGCCTCCGCCTTCTGAACAACTACATCCACCCGGATGTTCCGAGCTACTACCGGGATGGCGTCGTCGGTCACGAATACTACGCTGCCAGGAACCACGTCTGGGGTACCAACGACGGCTTCGGAGTCTTCAACAAGGCTGGCCTCAGCTCGCTGGCAAATGTGACCATCGAGGGCAACTACGTCCACGACACGATTTACTTCCGGAATGATCCGGCGCACAGCGACGGAACCCACAATGACGGGGTTCAGGTTCAGGGCGGGGAAAACATCCGGATCTACGCCAACACGATCGTGGACAGCGGCATCACCGGCCCCTTCGGCGGAGACCCGAACAAGCCCGGCGCACCCGCGCCGCATGGCCACGGCTGCTCGGTGATCCTGCAGAACAACACCGGCACCGCATTGAAGAACGTAGTGGTGGACAGCAACTGGATTGATGATGGCCTTGCATCGACCTGCATCAAGCCCGGGGAAGTCACCGTGTCGAACAACCGGTACATGCGCAACCAGTGGCACTGGAACAACCAGCCCAGTGGCCAGCAGTATGTGATCCGGATTGACTCACGCTCAAAAACCATTGTTCACGGGCTCAACACCAACGTGTGGGATGACACGGGGGCTGTGCTCACAGAAGGCCGCAACAGCGGTATCTGGTACAACAGCTAAGGAGCACCGCATGTACAACTACCTCAGGTCCCTTGACAATCTCAAGCTGATCCTTGCGATCGGCATCGGAGCCACCGTGGTGGCTCTTGCGTTGGTCGTCGCCGTGGGCGTTCTGGTAGACGCCGCCCTCTTCCCGATCAGCTCCGATGCCGGCGCCATCGCCGGATTTGTAATCGGGTGCGGCGGTGGCTACCTCGTCTCGATCTTCGTGGCGCGGCCCTCATGGGAGGCCTTCCGGATCGTCAGGTTTGATCAGTCCATGCAGCGGGTCTACGCCAGCTGGGAAGAGACGAAGCGCCGTCGGGAGGAGATGGGCCGTGGCTGATCTCTCTGAACTGAAGGTCCAGCTCACGCTGTCCCTGGCCGAGATGAGGGACTTGGTGGCCCTGCTAAACCTTGCATATGAGGCCATGCAGGCCGCGGGCATGGAGCCGAGCCCGCTCGTTGAGGAGTTCAGCACCATGTACTTCGACACTGTGGACCAGGTTGGTGGCGATGGGTACCTCGCGGGCTTCGAGCCCGAATAGGAAGTTCGACATCGCCGACGTCGTGGAATTTTACACCGGGAAGCCCGTCCCCCCAAGGGACGGCTTCGTGAAGGTGCCCTGCCCCACTGGTCAGCATGAGGACCGGACGCCCTCGGCGACGGTCAACCGGGAGACAGGCCGGGTCCACTGTTTTTCCTGTCAGTTTTCAGGGGACGCCATTGATCTCGTCAGGTATAAGGAGGAGTTGGATTTTGCCGGTGCTGTCGCACGCTGTCAGGAAATCACTCACTCAGAGGGTTTTGACATATCACAGCCAGCTGCTGGGTCCAGCAGGAAGCCTCCTGTTTCGTTACGTGACCGAGGAGCGGCGGCTCAGCCGGGAGACCGTCGAACGGTTTCTCCTGGGAGCCGTAGAAAGCCCCGAGACCTTGGATGAGCCGGCGCGGGGGATGCTCGCCATTCCATACCTGACCCCGACCGGCCCGGTAGCACTTCGCTTCCGCCGGCCTCCCGACAAGGAGACCGGCCCCAAATACTGGCAGCCCGAGGGGACTGGGCTGTCCATATTCAACGTCCCAGCACTCTTCCAGAGTGAACATCTGATTGTGATAACGGAGGGTGAGGTGGACTGCATGACCGTCGCACAGTGCGGCATACCAGCGGTGGGAATCCCAGGCGCCAGTGCCTGGAAGGACTACTACAAGCCCCTCTTTGAGGGCTATGACCGTGTGATTATCTGCGCGGACAACGACGACAAGCCGATGGCCAATGGCGAACACGCCGGAACCAAGTTCGCCTCCCTGGTGGCCAAGCATGTCCCCGGGCCTGAAGTTCTCCGGCTTCCTGATGGCCATGATGTGAACAGCTTTTTTGTGGAGGTCGGCACAGCCGGCCTGAGGGAGTACCTCGGAGTGGATAGGAAGGCAAGCAATGGATGAGAACGAGATCGAGATCACCATCCAGTTCCAGGCGGTGCTCTTCGATACCGCTACGCCGTTCCGGTATGTGGTTGAACTGCATGTGGATGGGGTACGCACTGGCATCGCCGCCTCCGTCTGGGGCCGGAAGCGTGCAAACCATGTCATGGAGGCATTCGTCGAGAATGGCCTCGGTCTGCTGGAGAAGTACGGCAAGGTCGAATCCGTGATTCAGGCAGTACGCTCCATGAGGCGCGAGAAGGCGATGGCGCAGGTGAAAGTCGGGGATAGCGTAAGGC